AGACTTCTGGCGGTTTGTGCAGTTCGGCAGTTACGTCGTCGCTGTTGGAGGCGTCAATGTCCCCACGCAGAAGTTTTTGCTTGGAACAGACAGCGCGTTCTCTGACTTGTCTGGCGCACCTAAAGCTAAGTTTGTTGCAAACGTGCGTGACTTTGTAATGACCGCCCATATTGACGAGGGTGGCACAACAACCCCGTTTCGGGTTCGTTGGTCTGCAATAAACGACACGACATCTTGGACGGTGGGAAGCAATCAAGCCGACAGTCAGGACATTGCTGACGCGGGAGAGATTACAGGATTGGTCGGGGGAGAATATGCCACCATTCTTTTGGAGCGTGCTATTGTTCGTGCCACCTATGTTGGCACTCCTCTCATCTTTCAGTTTGACAAGGTAGAGACAACGCGGGGTTGTCAGTTTCCGGGTAGCGTGGCGAATGTCGGTCACACTGTTTATTACCTGTCGAATGACGGCTTCTATGCTTTCGACGGTCAACAGTCGCGTCCGATTGGTGCAGAGAAAGTGAACCGCTGGTTCCTCGACGAGTTTGACGCGCAGAACAGTGAGCGATTGTCCTGTGCAGTTGACCCCAAGCAACAAGTGGTTATGTGGTCGTTTGTTTCAAACAGTGCCACAGAGGTCGAGCCAGACAAGGTTCTGATTTACAACTACGCACTCGACCGCTGGTCTTATGGTGAGTTTGAGACAGAGTTCTTGGCTCCTTACTTCACCGCAGGCTATACAGTCGAACAGTTGGACAATATCTCAACCAGCATTGATACATTGCCAGCTTCACTAGATAGCGACCTTTACAAAGGTGGTGGCTACATCTTCGGCGGGTCGAAGAATAAGAAGCTGCACAGCTTTACCGGGTCAGCGATTGCGGCGACCGTCGAGACAGCCGAGTTTAACTTGACGCCGAACAGACACGCTATTGTCAACCGCGTCATACCGATGACGCAGGGTGGCACGGTCACAGTCCAAGTTGGCACACGAAATCGTCAGACCGACGACCAGAGTTTCGGAACCGCATCGTCACTCAACACTCAAGGGTTTTGCCCCGTAAGAGCGCAGGGTCGGTTTCACACTGTTCGATGCAATCTGTCGGGCAACTGGAAGTTTGCCCAAGGCGTCGATGTTGACGGTAAGTCTCTTGGTGAACGCTGATGGCAAACCAGTTTCGCACATTGCCGCCGATCGGTGGCGACCCCCGGCAAGTTGCCGAGGTCGTCAACAGAACGGTTGACGGCAAGCTGAACTCAACGGGTTCCGTGACGCTGACTGCAAGCGCAGCTTCTACCGCTGTGTCAGAGGATCGGGCGGGGCCAGACAGCGTGATTCTGTTTATGCCAACAACCGCAAATGCGGCGGCTGAAATGGACGGCATGTATGTGTCGTCGCGTGGGAAACAGACGTTCACGATTGCCCACGCCAACAACAGTCAAACTGATCGGACGTTTGCTTATGTCGTCATCGGATGACTTAAATTTTGCGCCTGTCCCTGTCGAGATGATCGACACCTTTTGGGACGCGGCACTTGAGTACTTACAACCCGCTATTGATACAGCGGAAGGTAAGTTGGAGGCATACGACCTCTATAACGATTGTCAAATGGGCGTCTGCGTCCTTTGGCTCGTAATTGATGGCAGCGAGATAATCGCAGCCCTCACGACCAGAATTGTTATTTACCCAAACAAGCGGGGCTATGCGCTGGAATTTTTGGGTGGCAAGCAAATGAAGCGGTGGTTCGACATGGTGTTGGACACCTTACAGGAAGTTGCAAAGCACAACGGCTGCACACACTTCGAGGCGTATGGTCGCTTGGCGTGGCAGCGTTGGCTGGGCAAAAGAGACTTCAAACCAAAATTCGTACATTACGAAATGGAGTTTATAGATGGGTAAAGGCGGCTCAAATAACAGCACGCAAACTGTGGTGCAAGAAATACCCCCATTCCTACAACAGCAGTTGCAAGAAACTTATGGTTTTGCGCGGAACATTAACCCGGCAGTTTTCGCTGGTGAGCGTGTTGCTGGGTTTACACCGCTTGAGCAACAGGCGCAGTTGATGACCGCACAACGCGCGGCGGCTGGTGATCCTACTGTTCAACGGGCGCAGGGCTTGTTGGGTAACGTAATTGGTGGCAGTGCGAGGCCAACTTACGCCGAAGGTTTCCTCGGTGACATAGCGGCTGGCCGATCTCAGACAAACCCATTTCTTCAAGCACAAATTGACAATGCAATATCGGGTGCTGTCAACCAAGCAACATCTCAATATGCCCTTGGCGGACGTCTTGGGAGTGGCGCGTTTGGCACAGCCTTGGGCGCAGGGATCACAGGCGCGGCGGCTCCTATTTTAGCACAACAAGTCGAAGCAGACCGCGCTCGTCAGATGCAAGCAGCGGGTCAACTTATCTCAGCGGAACAACAAAACCGCGCTCGTCAAATGCAGGCGGCAGGCATGGCTCCACAACTCGCTCAACAGCGTTACGCTGACTTGGCTGCCTTGCAGGGCGTCGGTGAACAGCAACGCGCAATGCAACAAGCAGAAATACAGGCACAACAAGATTTCATTAACGAACTGAACGCGGCTCAACAAATGCAACTGGCAGCGCGAGTTTCAGCAACGGGTCTAACGCCTTCAACGCCTAATCAGACGACTAGCGGCACAGCACCGGGGCGAAGCCCCTTGGCGGGTGCGGCTGGTGGCGCACTAACTGGCGCGGCGTTAGGAAGCATGGGAACGGCGGGGCAACTAGGGGCGATTGGTTCTGCACTGGGCCCATACGGAGCCGCTATTGGCGCGGGTCTTGGCGTACTCGGCATCCTTTAGGAGTTGGTAATGAACCATTTTACGCTGTCACCACAAAATATCGGGCTTCTAACTACGGGACTTGGCCTTCTTGAAGGGCAGGGCTTTAATCAGGCTGTGCGAAGCGGGCTTGGTACTTACTCAGGTCTCGACCAGATAGAGCAAGAACGCAAGCGGCGCGAAATGTTGGCGCAACTCCTTGCTGTTCAAGCAAATGCAAATCCTACTGTTGCGCCCACCGTTGCACCATCGGCAACAGCTATGAACGCCGCAATGCAGGCACAATTCGCCCAAGGGCTTCCGGGGCCGCGTGTTGACACGTTGCGAATGGCGCAACAGGCTACACCCGCGCCAGCAATGGCACCTGTCGCGCCAGCATCAGTCTCTGCCCCAATGATGCCTGCTTCAGCAAGACCGTCTTTAACACCACAGCAAAGACAGTTGATTGCGGCAATGCCGTCAACACAAGGCTTGCAAACTGCCGCCACACTTTTGGGCAAAACTTATAGCGGTGCGCCTGTGCAAATTGAGTTTCAGGGAAGGCGGCTTAGTTTCAATGCTGATGACCCACAGCTTGTAAGGTATCTTAATGCGGGTGCTGTACAACTGGATAAGGGCGTCAACCCCGTATTGAAAAGTCAATTTGAACAAGAAGAAAAATTATCTCGCCAATATACGGGGGAGTTGGATGTCAAAAACTACAAAGGCATCCGAGATGCTTATGACCGCCTAAACTCCGCTTTTACAATTCAGACAAACACCCCAGAGGCGCGGGCGCAAGCCGACCTTTCGATGGTTATTGCCTACATGAAGATGCTCGACCCCGGCTCGGTTGTTCGAGAGGGTGAGCAAGAAATGGCGCGGCAAACTGCTGGGATTTCTGACCAACTTTTTAACACTTATCAAAAGGTCAAGACAGGTGAGTTCCTAACACAGCAGCAACGAGCCGGGTTCATGTTAAACGCCCAACAAATCCGACAAGATGTTGAGGGTAATCTGGTTTCAACAAACACATCTTATCGTGATCGCGCTAACCGATACGGCGTCAATCCATCATTTATTTTGTCACCAAAAGAATACGAAGAAATTGGCATACCAGATATGACCCCGCCACCCGAAAGATGGTTATCGAAGAAACCACCCGAGATAGACCCCAACACATGGGCAGAAACTTGGTTAAAGCTGCCGCCTGAAAAGCGCAAACTTTTTGAACAATAGGGTTAGACATGACGCCTGAACAAATCATTGAAGAAGAGCGCCGCAGGCTGCTGGCTACACAAGCCGCCGAAAGCGTTGTAGAGCAGGCACGAGGGGCGCAAACAGACCCCCAACGTCTGCGCTTATTGGCTCAAGGCGCGACCCTAGCTGGGGCCGACGAAGCAGAAGCAGGGTTGCGAACAGGCTTTGGCTTGGTTGGTGACTACGGCAAGACGCTTGATGAAATCCGCGCCGACATAGCCGCAGCGCGTCAGGCTTACCCGCTTCAATCTCTTGGCCTTGAAATGGCAGGCGCAATGGGGCCTGCAATAGCCGCCGCGCCTTTCACTGGTGGTGGTAGCATCCCAGCCACCTTGAGTCGCGTTGCCGCAACAAGCGCGTTGCAAGGCGGCGCATACGGGTTCGGTGCTGGCGAGGGCGGCTTTACGCCTCGTCTTATGTCCTCTGGGACAGGCGCGACCGTTGGCGCAGTAGCTGGCCCGGTAGCCCAAAAAGGGTTTAGTTTTGTCGCCAACAAAGGCTCCGCACTTATTGACTTCACTCGCCGCAAGCTGGGCAACAAAGCTAGCACTGTGGTCGAGGCTGAAATTCAACGAATAGCCCAAGAAAGTGGTGAGAGTGTAGATGATGTCATTGCCCGTGTGGAGCGTGGCGAAATCATGGCTGACCTTAACAGCACAGCCCAAGAAGCACTCCGCGCTTATCGTGCGTCGTCTGGCGAAGCACAACAAGCCATTGATGAGGTCGTGAAGGCGCGTCCGGGTCGGTTGCGTCAAAAGGCTTTGGACAAGGTGCAAGGCGTCTTAACCGATGGTGACGTTGATGCAAATGTATTGAAGTTATTTCAAAGCGGTCAAAAGGCTATAAAAGACGCTACTAGCGCAGCGTATAAAAAAGTCTTCGCAAGTGGTGGCAACATTGGAGATGACGGCGCAGAACTTGTCACCGACATATTGAACCGTGATCGAACAGTAGCAAATGATGTCACTCGCATCCTAAAACTTGAAAAGATGAAGCCGTTTTTCAATGTAAACAAAGACGGCACCATAACTTTGCTACGCAAACCAAGCCTCGAAGAAGCGGAAGTTATGCGCCGCGCACTGGCTGACAAAACAACTCAGTCCTATAAGGCTGGCAAGGGACGCGCTGGCGAAGCATACGACGCACTAGAAACCCAGTTGCGAACAACACTTGACGAGGCATCTCCCGACTTGGCGGCAACACGCGCAAGGTGGGCTTCTGTTAAATCAGCGGGTGAGGCTTTTGAGCAAGGCCAAAAGGCTTTTAATCAGGGCATCGGCGCAGACGCTATAGAGATTGCCTTCAACCGTTTGGTTGAAGCTGGCAATGACGATGCAGTTCGCGCTTTCCGCATGGGTTTGGCTGATGCAATCAGGCGCAAAAGTCGCGCTGGCAATTCGGCATCTTTGATGAAAGCGTTGACAGATGAGTTCCGCAACGAGGCGCAAGTCTTCAATGCTATTTTTCCAGCAGATGTCCTTGACGATGTGATGCCTTTGCTAACTCGTGCGGCGGGCGCACAAGATACAAAAAACGTCGTTATAGGTGGTTCTCAAACTGCAAAGACACTTCTTGAGGCTCAGAAAATAGGTAGCACCCCTGCGGTGGGGGATGTGGCTCAAGCAGCTGGCGGTGATGTTATTGCCATTGGTCGTCTTGCAAGCCAAGCCGTTAATAGCTTCGGTCAGCGTTTGAACGACAGCCAGCGAGCGCAAGTGGCGCAGTTGCTTGTCGAAGAAAACCCAGAAGTTCTCCGCAAGGCTCTGACCGACGAGGGCGGCATGATGATGTTGCAAGATGCCGTCGATAATATCATCCGTCGCCTGACGCCTGCCGCCCGTGCCGCAGGCACAGTCGGCGTGGTGTCTCCGATGACGCAAGCAGTCAACCCGGCGGCAGGGCTGCTTTCTGATGCACTTCTTTCTCGATAGGAATTAGACATGGCAAAAAACTCAATCCGCGATTTCGACAACACATCAGGTAACAACACGGACATTCAGTCTGTTGACATTTCGGAAGGCTGTAGCCCCGCCGGGATTAATAATGCACTGCGGGAAATGATGGCTGACTTAGCCGATGTCAATGATGGCACAGTCTCGCTGACTAGCCCGTCTGCCGATAGCATGGCGGTGACTGGCGACCTGACTGTTGACACCAGCACTTTGAAAGTTGACAGCACAAATAATCGGGTTGGGATTGGCACAGCATCGCCCGATTCCACGCTAAGTATTGAGAACACAACATCTTCAGGCGCAACCATCAAGTACGATGGTCAAGCCAACGGAGAATTTGGTTTGCGGATTCAAAGTAATGTGTCGGGTGGCAATTTTGAATCTGATTTCGCTGTTGGCGGCACTGCGCTTTTAGATTTGTTTGCTAATTCATCTACCACATCAGGCGGCGACTTTCTTGTTGCACGAACACAAGCATCCGACCCAGTTCTACTTGTTAAGGGAAATGGCAATGTTGGGATTGGGACGAGTTCGCCAGCAAGCGAACTACACGTTAAAGGCTCT